GTTCTTCTTTGACCATTGCTTCGTTCATCTGGATTTCATCGTCAGTCAAACCTAAGTAACGCTTCAAGATGAAGCGACGCGACAGCGTCTTATCTGCTGCGATGTTGTTGTACGAACCAACCAAATCTGCATCAAGTGCTGCTTGACGGTACAGTGCGAAGTTCGCTGGGTCTGGAAGCTTGATTTTGAAAATCTCATCATCGATCTTCAAGCCTACGACCTTCAAATAAACTTTGAATTCTGCATCAAAGATTTCATCCAGACGGTCTTGCATACGACGAATGAACTGTGCAAAGCGAAGCTCTTCGATGTAAGCAATACCAACCTTACCATCGTTGTACTGTGCGCTGGCACCATCCGTTCCCGTCATGTACGATGTTGGGATACGAAGACCACGGAAGATCTTGTCTTGGAAGAGCTTGATTAGACCGGTACCAAAGTCTTCAGTTCCACCTGGCAAAGTTTCTACTCGTGAGCCACGACCTGCTGCCGTAACTGGGAAGAACATGTCCTCTTGAATGGACGTTGCATCATATTGACCGTCGACAATCTCTTTACCACCTGATTGACCAGGTGTACGCTTCTGCCTCATTTCATTCTTGACAGATTCCAGATATTGCTTGACACGTTGTGGTGGCATGTTACCGACGTCAACGTAGAAGACACGACGTTCAGGTGCACGTACAATACGGTAAATGATGACTGCATCTTCGAGCATTGCGAGCTGACGATAGACGCGGTGAATAGGACGCAAAACGCTGGTTCCGAAAGGAGCTGAGTCGCCCATGTCATCTGACAGCGTGAAGTGAATCATTGCAGCAGCTGGGACAATCTCCATGGTCTCATTCTTGACACCATAGTTGGAAGCTGCACCAGGACGCTTGATGTGGTAGGCAATTTTATTCCCTAGCTGATCCACCTCGATACCATGAATCAAAGATGGATCGACTGGAGTCCACTTCTTAGTGTCCGAAAATTTACGGAAGAAGCAATCTCCATACTTGATCATGCACCTTGCAATCGAGAAGATTCGCTTGTTAAATTCCTGGCTATTTGACCATTGACGAACTGCCTGACGTAGCGTTACGGCAGTCGTATCTGAAATGTCTTGGTTGTCTTCTTTTTGGTAGACGATTTCAAAAGGCAGATCAGTCTTCTCATCCTTGCCTGACATTTCTTCCGCGATGATGTCAAGGGAACGGAAGATGTCAATGTCGGCATCCATCGCATCGTATTGTTTGTAGGAAGCTTGGCGCGATCCAAGACCGCGAAGCACCTGCGAATACCACTGAACAGATGTCATGCTTGACATGTCAGTGGTTCGTGGGTCGTAGGCATCAACTGACAGCGTGGTGTAAAGCTGTTTTCTAGATGCTGGAGTAATAATTCTCCAGTAGTTTGTTAGCTGTGAAATGGTAGTTCTCCGTTATCCGTTCGACTGATTTAGCAGTTGAAACTTCTGTTCATTGTCTGCAAAGACCGGACGGCCTGCAGCACTAGCCAGTGAACTCAATCCTGCAGCTTGAAGTTGTTCAGCTGTGAGCATGTCGGTAAGAATCTTCGTCATGGCGATCAACTGAATCACTACAGGGTCTGTTGAAACCGTTCCATCAACACCTGTCGCTGGGGTAGCTGGCGTTGGAGATGGCGGTGTGGCTGTATTGTCAGGGCTATTTACAGCTGGCGGGGTCACAGTTGGAGATGGCGGAGTAACAGGCGTCGCAATTGGTGCAGCCGCAACGGCGTCAGTCACAGCGGTAGCTGCAGCCGTTCCTGCATCTGCACGATCACTAATCGCTTGAGCGGTTCCAAGAATGGATGCTGTGATGTCCTTCGTTCCTGTCATGGCCTGAGTCGATTGATTTACCGTCTTGACCGTGGTCGCTGCGATAGTTTTCTGTTGATCAGCAGCTTTTTGGTTCGCATCACCAATGCTGGTCAAGGTTGCTTTGCCATCTGCTTCCAGCTTATCTTGACTGGATTTTGCTACATCGATGTCAGCTTGAATTTCTTTTGCTGAGTCGTCCATGCCGAAGAACTTCGCGAACGCAAGCTTCGCTTCCTTGAAGGTGATCATGACCGCAGTCCAAGTTCTATCAAAGAAGTTCGTCAACGTTCCACCAAGATCGATGGACATGCTGTCAAAGAGTTTACCAATGGTATTATTCCACAGCGTGATGCCAAGGTCACCAAGGTCAGTGATGCCTGTTGCGAAGCCGCGAATCATGCCGCCGATGATGTCACCAATCTTATCCATGGTCTTGTCAACAAATCCAAGAAGCCCGCTGCCGAACCAAGTTTTTCCATTGTCTGCGTTCAGCGCAGAGCCGAGGTCTCCAGTTACTGCCTCCATGATACCACCGATTACAGAGCTGAAGACACCAGTTCCACCGAGTAACTTAAATGCACCACCTAGAATCGTTTTAGAAGCCGTAAGCAAGGCAGGCCCAAGTTCAGCTCCAGCCCCACTGAAGAGAGAACCAAACGCACCACGAACTCCAGCTCCTAGATCTTTGATGCCTTCCCAAACGGTGCCAGCAGATCCTTTCAAGACATCAACAACCCAACCGGCTCCATCCTTCAGCAAGCCACCGAAGCTCTTGATACTTTCCCAAATTGTTCCACCTGCACCACCTAGCATGTCACCAACCCAACCAAATGCTCCCTTGATTGCAGTCACAAGCGTTTTACCAGCATCGAGGATTTTGCCACCAGCGTTCTTCATGGACTCAATGACGCTGTTGAACATGCCCCGCAACCCGCCCTCAATTGGAGCTGGAGGCCCACCGCCTGGCGGGATTGGGCCGAGACGTGGACCGCCGCCCAAGCTTGGAATCAATCTAGGCAAAGCTCTAAACAGCGAGCGTAGACCAAAGCCGCCGAAGATCGCGCCCAGTGCACCAGCAACCGCCTTCGCGATTGGGTTCTGTTCAGCACCATCGAGAACTGCAGCCCAACGTCCGACAGCCTTCAAGAGACCGCTCGTGCCGTTTGCAAAATCTTTGTTGACACCTGCAGGACCGCTCTGTGAAGTCAAGTTCGCGTTACCTGCAGCTTGGAGAAACTTTCCGATACCAGAACTATTCAACGACTCCTGCATTACCTCTGCATTGTTTTCACGTTGAATGTCGCCTGAGTTCAGCTCAGCTTCGATCCTACTTTGAAGGTCAGCTCCAAGTGCGGTTGCGGTTGCAGCCTCATCAACCGTGAGGTTTTTCTTTCTACTCAAACCTGCGAGGGTGTCTGTGTCGCCCGGATCCATGCCGAACATTGCACCAGCTTGACGAATTCTACCTGCTGATTCAAATCGTTTCGGTGCTGTCAAATCTCGCTGAGCAAGCAGAGCTTTACCAAGCGCGTCAGAAGCCTGCTGAGTTGCACCCATGCGGAGACCAAGGGTTCTAATCTGTGTCAGCTCATCGAAACGTGCAGCTCGTTCATCACCCTGCAGACCGAGCAAGTTGGATTGAACTTCTTGACTGTTCGCAAGTTCAGCCGTAAGTTGTTGAAAGCCTTCAGCAGTTAGTAGGGAAGTTTTACGAAGTGTTGCAAAAGTAGCAATCTGTGCGTTCGTTGCATCAGCCAAGTTGGCTTGCGGTACACCCAAGGTCGTTGCAGAATTTGCCAATGAAGCAGATAACTTCGTCGCTTCAGCTCCAAAGATGCCAAGATTTTCTAGACGATCACGAGATACCTGCAAGGTCTTGTTGAAGGCATCCATCGACAGAGCACGAGAAACTGCAGGACTTGAATCTTGCAGGACTTTCGTGTACTCGGACAGGGACATGCCAGCCATTGCAGCATCTAGGTAGAGACCACCAAGCGCAGACGATGAGCTGATACCTGCAGCTTCCAGCTTGAGGATGTCTTCAACAACAGGAGCGATCGCTCCTGCAAGCAGCTTCGCTGCAACAATGAATCCACCTGCAACTACGTTCGTGTCAGCAAACAGATTGCGTAGACCACCTGCAAGCCTACCGCCTGGGCTGCCAGGGCCATCAAACAAGCCGCCAAGCAAACCACCAGGACCTCGACCTCCGCCCCCTCCTCCACCAGGACCAGGGGTTGGACCACCTGGAGGCAAAGGTTGTGGGCGAGGAGAAGGACCTGGTGTTGGTCGGCCTGGGCTACCTGGAGGTACGGGACGTGGAGCACCTGG